TGTCATACAACTAAAAGATGAAGGTTTTAAAAAAGGAATAAGCGGTAAACCGGAAGACACAGAGCAAAGGGAAATTGATAATGTAGATGGTACAGAAAAAGAAATTTGGTCTAAACCTAAACCTGCCCCTGCTCCAATAGAATCTTTTAAAATTCAAGAAGCTCAACATTCTGAAACAATAAAGCTAGCTTTGCAAGAAGCAGCAGCTTTAGGAGGAATGCAAAGAGATCCAGGTGCCGTTGCAGAAGATAATGTTGCTAAACTAGAAAAAACAAGAGCGCTCATGAGAGCAGCAGGTTTAATATAATAAGAGATGCCAATACGAGATAATCGAAATATACGTAAAGTTCAACCTCACATTGTGAGAAATTTAAAACAGAACGTAGTAAAGAAACCTAATACACACCAAAATAGTCCTGTCAATATTAATGACAGGACGTATGGGGAATCTAAGAAAATATGGAATGATGAAGTTGTCTATATTATAGGTGGGGGTCCATCTTTAAAGGGATTTGATTGGAGTCAACTTGAAGGTAAAAAAGTAATAGCAATTAATCGCGCATTTGAAGTAATGCCTAATGCAGATGTACTTTATTGGACTGATAGTCGTTTCTATCGTTGGTTTAAAGAAGGTATTGATAAATTCAGTGGATTAAAATTTACATGTAGAGAATTTAATGGAAAGCCTTCAGATCTTATTCTCCTTAAGCCTAACAGTGCGATGAATCTAGACATGCGACCAAGTTTTATTAGTCATGGAAACAACTCAGGCTACGGAGCAATTAACCTAGCAGTAAAATTGGGCGCTAAGAAGATTTATTTATTAGGATATGATATGAATTCCTTTCCAGGTCAAAGTCATTGGCATTCTGGTTATAAATCTACACATAATGATAGTATCTATGTAAAGATGATAAAATATTTTGATTCAATCCCAAATGAACTCAAGAAGCTAGATGTTGAAATCTTCAATGCTAATTTAAAAAGTCAGTTGACTGTATTTAGAAGATGTAGCGTTGAGGATGCTATCTATAATCGCGCTTATGACCCTTTTCGAAATATTTAATAAATTGTAAGAACCTTTTCTGTTCTTTAATTAATAGATCACGACAAAATTTATGAAATTCAAATGAACTGTCAACAATTCTAGGGTCAATTCGACCATTATCCGAATTATGGGCATCTTTACAATGTACACAAACAAAATTACCTATATCAAATTCAGCCATTTTCGCTTGAATATCATGATTACATATAGCACAACTCCACTCATGCCATTGTGACTGTTCTAAGACTTCCTCATACGTTGTAACAGTCTCTGTATATGGATTATAATATAATTTATGTTTGTAAGTATGAGACTGTTCCATATCTGCTATCTTAAATAGAATACCTACAAATGCATCGTCTGTTTTAAAATCTTCTTTAAGAAGTTCATTTTCTAACAATATTCTTTGTTGATAAGGTTTAAGATTTTTTAACATTATACCACATTTACTTTTCCATGGTCCTGTCCTTCTTATAATCTGTGGTATGTGTCCCATTTATGAAGCATTACGAAGATTAGTGATTCTATCAATCCAATCTTTCTTAGTAAGTTTCCAGTTTTTCTTCAATTCCTGTAAATCTTCTTGTGCTTGGGCTTTTTCTACTGGATTTTGTGCAGCATCTCTTTGATTTTGCATTCCTTCTTTTGTTTGTTCATATTCTAACTGGTCTTTTCTATATGCAACTTCTTCAGAAGCAGCTCTTGACTTTGTTTGATAAGAATCTATCTTTTCAACAGACTTAGCAAGTTTAGCACGAATTTTTGATATATTCGATTCTTCATTTACAAATTCTGATATGGATTTTAATATGTACATAGTATTATATATATTGAAACTTTAACATATTTGGAGGTATAATTACAAACAAATGTTATATGAGTGTACTTGGAGAAAAATGGACAAAGAAATATGCACCTAAATCTTTAGACGAGGTAATAATCCCTCAAAGAATTAGGACTAAATTAGAAGGTGGTCCTAAACAACACCTTTTATTTTATGGTAGTCCCGGCACAGGCAAAACATCTACAGCAATGGCATTATGTATGCATTTCAAGATGCCATTCCGTTATATTGATGCGTCAACTAATGGTAATGTTGATATTATTAGAGAAGATATTTCTAAATTCTGTTCGACTATGTCAATCATGGATGGTGATTTAGGAACAATGAAAGTTGTTATTCTTGATGAGGTAGATGGTGTATCTGAGCAGTTTAATAAAGCAATTAAGGCTACAATAGAAAGATTTGAAACGACATCTCGTTTTATAGCAACAACTAATTATATTAATAAAGTACCAGATAATGTTCAATCAAGATTTGAGCTTATTAACTTTGATTTTAGTGAAGAAGAAGAGAAGGAAATGTTACGAGGTTTTATTGTTAGAATCAATGAAATAGCAAATGCTGAAGGAATAAAATTCGATAAAGATGCTTTAGTTGAATTTGTTAAAAGAAAGTTTCCTGATATGAGAAGTATGGTAAATGCTCTACAAGGATTTCATGATGAAGGATTCACGCATATTAAGATTGAAGATATAAAGAAATTCCACTCTGTTTATAAAGATGTTTACGAACTTGCAGTTAATAATACTGACCCTGTAGAAAACTATAAATATTTAGTTTCTAACTACAGTAATAAGGTTGATGATATTTTAGCAACATTGGGAAATGACTTCATTGAATATATCCAAATGGAAAAGCCTGTTTTAGTACAAAAAATCCCGCAAATAATAGTTGCAGTTGCTGAACATCAAGCACAACGAGTACATGTAATAGACCCAGTAGTAAATATGTTGGCATGTATTTATAAAATACAGACAATTGTTCACTCATAAACTTTGGGTTCTGAGGAATTATTGTTATATTTAAATAAAAGATATTAAAAATGAAAAAACACACATTAATCATAGATGGCGCATATTTTATACATAGTAGATTATATGTACTACCTCGTCCAAAACAAATTCCAGGTTTACCTATAGAGAAATTCATGGAATCTGAAAAGGATCAATCAATGTTAATGCGTAAGCTTTGTATGGATTTTGCTTCTGAGCTTCGTAAAATTAGATATACTGTTGATAGAATTGTATTTACAATGGACGCTAAATCATGGAGAAAGGACTTCTTCCCTGAATCAGGTTACAAAGATAATCGCGTAAAAGACGAAAAAACCGATTGGAAAGGTATCAATAAAGTTACAGATGAATTTCAAATCCTTCTACAGAAACGAGGAGTAATTGTTAATAGAATTGCAGGAGCAGAAGGTGATGACATGATATTTGCATGGGCGACTCATTTAAATGCAAATGGTGATAATACAATAATATGGTCTGGTGATAAAGATTTAATTCAATTAGTTAATTATAATCGATCAACTGATGCATATACTTTATGGTACGATAATACTCGTAGTAAATTTGTTGGATATCCTGGCTTTCAGAAATGGTTAAATACAGATGAAGCAAATAAAGATGCAGTAGATATTTTTAGTCCAAAGAGTAATTTCTATTTAGTTGATCAGACTAAGAAGGAATTAAAGGAGTTTCTTAAAAAGAATGCTTTAGAAATAAGTGAAGTATTTTGTGATGATTTTATCCTTTCTAAAATACTTGCAGGAGATAAATCAGATAATATTTCTTCAGTATGTCTTAAGCCGAGTAAAAACGGAGACAAATTATTCAGACTTAATGATACGAAAGCAGATAGAGTAGTTGATTTGTTTAAAAAGAGACATAGTAGATTTTCACCCATATATCTCTTTGAAGATGAATATAAAGAAGAAATTTGCAAGCTTGTAAGTCGTGAAATGAAAGTAACAGGTAGATTAAAAGAGATTCAGGAAAAATTAGAATTGAATACTAGATTAATGTTACTACATGTATCAACAATTCCGGAAGCAATTCAAACTTCAATGTTTGGTCAAATAAAAATTGATCTTGAATCACCTCAAGAATTACAAGTAAATGAACTGATACACAAAGATAAGATATTAGTAGGAACTAAGCATCTTCAAGATAATAAAATCGGGAATACTTCTGAGCCGCCAAAAGGTGGAGTAGGCGGATTATTCTAAAATATATAAACCAACATGAAACTATTTGATTTTGTGAAAATACTTTTTAGTACTTCGAGTGAGTATGAGAAGTTGACAAAGTATGAAAGAGGTAAGAACAGGTTCATGATACAAAGATTCATTGCCATTCGATATCCCGAAGCTTCGAATTTATTGAATTGGAACGGTTCGGAAGCAGCTTATATAAATGATTCATTTCGTTTAGTAGGAAAGCAATTTAAGAGAACTCCTGTATGGATTTATACTAAAGTGCGGAATACTCAAAAGAATACTGTTGACTTTGAACCAAAGGAAAGTACACTTGAATTCTATTTAAAAAAGAATGAGGCCACATTAAGAGATTATAATGAAATGATTAAATCTCCAAGAAAAGAATCTATGTTGAAAGAAATAGAAGAGTTAGAGAAATTACTTGATGAACATGGATATAAACAATGAAATACGACCGATATCATACGATTTACCATACGCTGTTGATATTACTTTATATAAATACAATCACCTTGATAATTTAATTATAAGTCAATTACGCAAGAATAGTAAATATGAACCTGTTCCAGGAGAAAGCTCATTTATTGTTACAGTAGAAGAATTTATAGATGTTATTGAAAAATATTTCGTTAACGAATTAATAGAAGCACGTTTATTAACTGATGTAACTATTAAAAATGGAGTAAATAGTATTTATTTCTTAGATCGTATTTTTAATAATTTCCATAACTTAGAATATGTCAAAGTAAATATATCAAATATAAGAAAATTTTCGAGATTATTAAATATTACTAAAGAAAGACAGGTAATTAGCTTTGATTATAGAATAATAACATCTGTTGTAAACTTAAGTAATTACTTCACAACAGATGAATCATTAAATCTAGTAAATGCATTCTTTATAGAAATAGGTATTATAGAAACAGACCATTTTGATAAAGGTAAATCCTACTATAGTATTACGACTCAAGATTTCATGGCATTTATAACTAGTATTGAAGAAAATTATTTTGAAGATGAAAGTTTTGAGACTCAGTATACTGAAACAATGGACATACTTTATTCCTTAATCGACCAAAAATCTGAGACAGATAATACCCGACTGATAATTATCACTGATTATCCTGATTAGTTTTTCAATATATAAAAAAACAAATTAACTATATGCAGTGTCGTGGTTTAACCCTAAATTTCTACTAACTGATTTGGGATTTGATGGTCCTATTGACTTATTAACTTCTTCTTTAGGATTTAAAGGAAATATATTTGCTCCAATAGCATTTATATTTGCAGGAGGATTATCTTTATTTATAGAGCGTAACGCATGGTCAAATCCTACTGAAGTTTATTTCCTTGCAATGTTGATAGCAATTGATTTATTTACAGGTATATGGAAATCAATAAAAACTGTAGATCCTGAAAAAAAGTTCCGTTCTAGAAAAATAACTAGAACTGTTGGTAAAATTACAACATATTCTTTACTATTATACATATCTTTTAATTTAGATAAAAACATGTCAGAAGTATTCTTCTGGATGCCTTATTCGGTATTAGGAGTATTTTATGCTACTGAAACATGGTCAATTATTGAAAACTTAGCTGAATTAGGTTATCTTAATAAAGAGTTTGTAAAATTCTTGAAAAAGAAGTTAAGCATCACTAATTTTTTAAAACAAATTCCTGAGAATAAAGAATCAGTTTCAGTAAGACCGCTTGAAAAAAATGATGATCTTCCAACTGAGCCTTCATCTGATGGGCCTTCAGATGCTGATAACATATAACATATTTTCTTTGATATATAAACAAAGAAAAAGTGTGCTAAATGGTAGACGGTAATATAATTACAGAATTAGGCGATACAATCATCAAACAGAAAATGGGGTATGATATGGTTGTATATAAGACGATTAATTTAATAAATGGCAAAATTTATATTGGACAAGATTCTAAAAATAATCCAAAATATTTAGGATCAGGTGTTTTAATTAAAAAAGCTATTATTAAATATGGCAAAGAAAATTTTAGAAAAGAAATTCTAGAATTCTGTAATACACACAAAGAACTTTCAAATCAAGAGACATATTGGATAAATAAACTTAACGCTATTAAATATGGTAATTGGTAACATTATTACAGCTCTTGATGATATGCTCATTATCAAACTTGTTCACCCCTACAAGAATGTTAAACAAATAGTCTCGTTCGAGGACGAAACTATTGGGGAAGATATTAATAACTATTTCCTTAAATTCTTCAGATGGTCAACTGATAATCAAGTATTTTCCGATTTTGTACCACTTACTGATGCTAAACTTCAACAAATAATATTAGATCCAACAAATAATTTTTGGATTGAATATAAATATGAAGCAATAGAATTAGATACTGGACATGAATTAGAATTCGTTTCAATTGCACTAGAAATAATTACAGACGAAGGGCATCTCAGAGCACAAGTTCAAGTAAATGTTAATTCATGTGATCCAAACGACAGGTCATGTTCCGGAAATTTAATTATTGAAGATTGTTGCGGTGAAGACAATACTTTTAAACCATACGATTGGGCTAATCAAGCAAATTGTTTATACGACCAATTAACTGCAATCACAACAAAGATATTTGGCCACTGTATCAGATATTATAGGGCTGTACCTGATAAAAGAAGTAGAGATGCATTTTTAAAAGAAGATACATTATTTACAAGAGAAATAGTAAAAGAGATTCAAGTACTTGTTCCTGATAATGCATTCCCTAGCAGTGAATTTCAATTTGATCCGTTTGATGGTATGGGACATGAGGGATTTGAAATCCATATTACTAGAAAAGAATTTGAAGATGCTTTCGGTGGCCGTGAAAGACCAAGAGAAAGAGATTCAATATATGTTCCATTAACTCAAAAAATGTATCATGTTTCAAGTGTTGCATTATCAGATGAAATTATGCAAATGCACGCATATTGGAGAGTGAAATTAGTGAAATGGGAAGACAGGCAAAATATCTATGACAGTCCAGAAATCGAACAAGAGTTGGATGACTTAACTGTTAGTATGAATGATGTTTTTGGTGAAGCAATAAATAGTGATTTCTTAAAGATTACTAAGCCTCAACAGTATCAAACTATTGGAACAGGTAAGAATGATTATGTTCGTAGTGAACTTAATGTTGAAATTTCTATAGTAGATGAAAATATTAATAATAACTGGACAATTGTATCTAAGAATTATTATGCACTAGGTAAATTAAATCTAGGTGTTGTTGCTGCTAAATATAGAAAAATGGTAGATATAAAAGCAGAAGATAATCGAGCATTTACATTCTGGTTTAGAAGTAAATTTGCAATATCAAAACCAAAATTAAATATATTATCATATAATAATAATAACGGCGATTTACAAATAACAACAACACAATTAAATAATTATAAATTAAATGACATTGTCGAAGTAACAAACGTCCCACAATTAGTAGGACAAATATTATATATAAAACAAATAATAGATCCTAATACATTTGTAGTAGAATCAAATTTTATAATAGGAATAGGAACACCTACTGGAAAAGTACAATACAAACAAAATGCCCCAATCTTATATGGTTATAATGTAGATAATCCTACTACAAACGGTATGTCAATTGAAGTATTAAAAGGATTTATAAATGTTTCTATTAATAATGTAGATTATACGTTTGCTACAGGCCATAATGATTATGATGCAGATGCTTGGTATAGTGTAGTGATTAACATGTCAAATACATTCAATCAGCTTACTGCTTATCTGTACAGACTTGATAAACCATTAACTTATACTAATCCTCAAGCACAGGATAGTACATTAACTCCAATTTATAGTGAAACTAAAGACCTAAACGGACCTATAACTGTTAACAGTGGAAGTGTATGGTCAGTACTTGGTTCACCTGTTGATTTAACTAATATCAGAATATTCGAAATACCAATTGAAGAAGAATCACATGATGCTGTTTTAAATCAATACGTCGTAAGAGATACACAATTAGCTTTAATAGTGGATAATGCAATCCCGCAAATACAACTCCTGAAAATGGATAATCCTAGATAAATGAATAAATGGACAACATATAGTAAATACGAAGAAGACGGCGAATGGAAAGTCTGTGTTAGAGAAGGAGATGAAATTATTGAAATTCATACCTTTATTACAGAAATGGAAGCTTTTGATTATATTAAAAGTGAAACCATTAAACAATCCAAAAAGATTGAAAAAGAATCCATGAAAAAAGATGTAAATAAAACTAGAGAAATGCTAGGTGATACACTTGATGGATTATTATCAGATGATGGTTTATTAGACGACCATACTGACAATGATGAGGGCTTACCCCAAGTTCGATCTACAACTCATCATAATTACGAGACTATTAAAGGTGTTTCAATGGCTAAAGCTAAGAAAACTATCACAGCATTGATGAAGTTTTACTTAGATGAAGATATTATTGAAAAAGATGAATACCTTCAAGCAAGAAAGAAAATAGATGAAATGACTTTAAGTTCTTTGATGTTCCAGTTAGATACAGCAGAGAAAGCTTTAGTTACTTTATTAAGAACTATTGATAGTGGAGAAACTGCTCCTCGTATGTTTGAAGTATTAGGTACATTACAAAAATCAATGTTAGATATTATCAAGAGTCAAA